TCTTGGATCTTATCAACTTTTTCTACTCTCGATATCATAAAGTTTTTAACTACAGGTCTAGCGTCTTCTTCGGCAGAACGAATCTGTATTCGTATTCTTTCAGATCCGACAATGTCTGCGCTTTGATAGAAGTTAGATGCATCTATTATTAAGATTCTTGCAGTCAAATACGGCTTAGCCATATGCTCAAATATCTCAATATCGGTAACGATACGATTTAGTTCAACAGGCTGCGGAAGTCTATCTGACGAAAGCTCTATTGATTCAAATGTAAATGGAGTTGATGATGTTGTCATTAATCGCTACTAACTGTATCCCTAAACGACTGTACTACGTCTCTAATAATGTCACGTTTCAAAACTCTTATTTGTCGATTAGCTTCATTCAATCTATTTACCCTATCAAGATAAGTCACTTCTGTTAGAGTAGCTCCGGGTCCAGTTTCAGGATCGATATCAACAGTGTCCCCACTTGTGTTTTCATAGTGGTGAGCTGCGTTATATTGGAATTCATAGCTATCTACTACGATAGTTTCTGTTACATTGTTTAAATTGAGTGAGTTTACATTTTCACCAGCAACAAAAGTATTACTAACGTTTTCTAAAAACAACTGGCCAAGATCTAAGTTTCTTTTTCCAATAGTAGCTGTAGCAGATGAGGTTGCTCCAGTAATTGTTTGACCTACTTTAAATTTATCTGTAAGCTTGGTCTTAGTTGTTATTACACGAGTGGCGTACTTAATCTCTGCCAATTCAAATACTTTGTTATTACTGACTGGCCAGCCTTGTTCACGGATAGCGTCATTCATCATATAAAATGTCCAGTGAAAGTTTGGAGTACCATACAGCTTTTCCGAAACGTTATCAGGCCTTTCATCTGGGAGAATATAGTACTCATTATATGCTGTAGTTGCATCAGCTATTTGATCTACAACATCTGCGTATATAGTGATATTTTCAAACCGAGAAGATTCTGGCTCATCACCAAATTTGTAATCAATCATTGGAAAGTATTTGAAGTAATTAGACATTGTTCCCTCTATATCGCTTCAGGCGGATATGATGCTGGCTCAGACGTAGTTGCTGTATCTACTGCTGGTCCATTCTCAAAGTGATAGAATGAATCACTACCTTCAGCTTCGATATCCTTACGTGTCTGTGCTTTGTATTCAACAAACGTAAGATTCATATCAACCTCAGTTGGTGAACCATCAGCGTGCAGTGCTGGTGAAGTAGCATTATACGTTGTACTCACACCCTTACAATAACATAACTTAATTGGCGTACCAATATTCTTAAAGTGTTTATTACCAGAATTAGATAACAAGCGAATCTTAAACATTTCAGGATAATCTAGTCCAACTGAGAAAGCTCCGAAAGATGAAATTTCTTCTGGATAAGAATGAAACCTGAAAAACTTTACTATTGACTTTACAGCCAATGCTTCTCGTGGAGAGCACGGAATAAATTTAAAGTTAAAAGTAAATTCACGTACAGACACACCATTGAAGTTTGTACGAATATTTGGATTCATGGTAGTGCGAGTTGTGACACTAGCTGCGTTTCTCATACCTTCATTAGGAATTAATTGAGAAGCTCTTAGTGCTGCAACTCTACCAATTCCTTTATCTCCAACGATAACTTTAAATGCATCAACTAAAGATTGCCCAGCTTCTTTCACTCCCGCCATTGCAGCCTCAGCTACTGATCCACCTTGGTTTATTGTGTTGGCCATACCGGCACCTGCTAAACCTAAAGCGCTTTGTGCATAATCAAATCCGTCATTCACTTGGAATCCACCAATTGGTATGTAGATATCGGCTCGTTCTCCGGCAACATCAAAGAATCTTAAATTGTTTATTGGCGCTTTCTTTCCGCTATTGCGAGTGTTAGCTGATGAGCCGTTAACAGACGATGCAGAGTTATCAGCACCTAGAGCTCCGATGCTAGGTGGTTCTACCTTCACTGCCTGAAAAACAATTTTAGTGTTGTATTGATTTTCTTTGTCAATAGGATATTCCAGTCTTCCTGGGTATCCTTCTGCTGGTGATGTTGCCATGACTTATCCTTATAGATAACATATAAACTTTGAACTATTTATACCGAAAAGCATGGCATACAAAGGACGATACACGGTTGAGAATAAGAAGAAATACACTGGAGATCCATCCAATGTAGTGTATAGATCTTTGTGGGAACGTGAATGTTTTAAATGGCTAGATCGAAATCCGAAAGTAAAGAAATGGTCTTCAGAAGAAATAGTGGTACCTTACTGGTATGACATTGATAAAAAGTATCACCGCTATTATCCCGATCTCAAAATTGTCTTTGAAGACAAAACACTCTTGGTCGAGATCAAGCCAGAAAAAGAAACAACCCCGCCATCAAAAGCTGGAAAGAACCAAAGACGATATATCGGAGAAGCAACGACTTACGTAAAGAATATGAATAAGTGGGAAGCTGCTAATAGATATTGCAAGGATCGAAAATGGGAGTTTCAGATATGGACAGAACAAACACTACACTCAATGGGTATTATGCAGAAGCCGCTTAAAAGAGTTCCCGGTAAATTAAAGCCGTTGAAGCCATATAGAAAACCTAAGAAAAAGTTATAAATAACGATATGGCAGGCGAAAGTTTATTTAGAGATTTAGAGATCGAAGCATTCCGCGCAGGGATTACCCCGCGGACTAGTGAATCTATACGTTGGTTTCAGAGCAAAGCACGAGAAATGTTCCGAGGCAGATTTAGAATGAATCGTAATAAGTTGATGCAAGACGATGCTTTAGATCTAAAGAGCAGACCAATAACTCGTACGGGTCCTCAAGGAAACATGTACATGTTTTTCTATGATCCTAAACACAAAGAGACTTTGCCTTACTACGATGGATTTCCTTTAATCATTATGATGGGTCCAGCAAAAGGTGGATTCATGGGTCTCAATCTTCATTACTTACCACCAGCTGTAAGAGCAAGATTACTTGATACTGTTATAGGTGGCAACAGAGGAATACCGCAAAAGTACTTAGCGCCAGCAATGAAACATTATCTTACCAAACATGTACGTAGCCGATTTGCTTTAGTTGATAAACCTGAATGGGAGATCGCAACTTTCTTACCAACGGCTGATTGGAATAAAGCAAGTGCTAATACAGTTTACCGAGATTCAAGAAAGGCATTGAGGGCATAATGGCTTCACTATCCGAAATTAAAAGTTCGATAACGTTTGGTGGCGGACTAGCTAGATCTAATAAATTTTTAGTTACACTACCATCTCTTGGCCGCGGCGGCATAGTAGGTTTTCTTGGCTCAAGGAATATGAATATTCTATGTAGGACTGCGCAGATCCCTGGTAAGCAAACACTTACTCATGAAAAACGTACAGGCATGAAACTTGAAAAAGTAGCTTATGGCTATGCAGTTGAAGATGTTACTTTGACTTTCTTAGAAACAGCAACACTTCCAGTACGTAACTATTTTGACGATTGGCGTTCACTTATTCTTAATGAGGATAGTCAAACTGCTGCTTATAAAAGTGAATATCAAAAACGAGTAGTGATACACCAACTGGCCATGCCGTTGCCTATTGCTGCTTTACCAATTCTCAATCGAATACCGATTGACGTATCAGCCTCAACATACTCTGTTGAACTAATTAACGCATTCCCAACTACAATGACGGGAATTGATTATAACAATGAAGCCGATGGATTTGTAGAAACAACTGTTTCTATGTCTTACACTAACTGGAAACGTGTTCCTGCCGGACAGCTATCATTCTCAATTAACTTCTAAAGGTGAAATAAATTATGGCACTACCAAAGCTTAATAACGGCCCACAGTATGAGATGGCTATACCATCAAGTGGTAAGTCAGTTCGATACAGACCATTTCTAGTAAGAGAACAAAAAGCACTTATGCTTGCTTCTGAATCGTCTGATAATAAAGTAATGTTTAGATCAGTCCTTGATGTTTTAGAACAATGTGTTGAAGATAAGATATATCAAAATCAACTCACATCATTTGACGTTGAATACATGTTCTTACAAATGAGAGCAAAATCAGTAGGTGAATCTGCTGAAATCTTAATTAAATGCGAAGAGTGCGGAGCTGATAATCCAATTAGTATTAACCTTGAGGAAATCAAAGTCGACGTAAAAAATGTTGATAAGAAAGTTCAGCTGACTGACGATATTGCTTTAGAATTAAACTATCCATCTTATCTTGACATGATTAATTCAGGGATAGGCGATGGCGATCTTAACGCAGATCAAATGTTCGAAGTAATGCATAGCTGCGTAAAGTATATCGAAACGCCTGATGAACGAATTGATATAAAAGATGTTGATAAGAAAGAAGTAGTAGAATTTATTGAATCGATGAATTCAAAACAGTTTGAAAAGATTCAAGAATTTATTTCAGACATACCGAGGCTTAGTCATACGGTAAAATTTGATTGTAAATCATGTGAACACAAGAATGAAATAACAGTGGAGGGCATCTCAAATTTTTTATGATAGCTCTATCTCATGATAGTTTAGAGACTCACTACCAGATGAACTTTAATTTAATGACCCACTGGCATTGGAGCTTGACTGAGATAGAGAATATGCTACCATTTGAAAGAGAGATCTATATAGCTTTGTTACTTAATCATATTAAAGAAGAAAAGCAAAGGCAGGAAAGTCAAAAACATGGCTAGTTTAGCAGAAGTAAACGCAACGTTACAAGCGTCTAATGAAAATCAACAGGCAGGTCATATGTTGACTGCTGAAGCTGTTGAACGTCTACACACGACCATGAAGTCATTTGTTAAGATGATGCAGATTCAACAGCTTAAGCTTCTAGAAGCAATGCGTGAAAAGCAAGATGCTCAAGTTAAAGAAGTAAAGCAAGGAGCAGCTAAAGCTGACAATAGTAATATAGCCGCTATCATAGCTGGTATAGCCGCTTTAGCTATTGGATTCTTGGCTGGTATTCGTGATTCTTTAAGAGCATATGCTAAACTGTTTAAGCTTCCGCAATTGATGGCTGTAATTGAAGACGCGCTAAAGTCATTAAAGACTCGTATCGGCACAGCATTTACTAGATTGTTTGCGCCAATTCGTACGTTCTTTTCAGCTAAAGGCGGCACCATAGCTAACCTCATTGACAACTTTAAAGTAAAAGCCTTTGTATTATTTGACGATGCAGTTAAATTCTTAGATACAGCATTTGATCCTGTGAAGAAATTGTTTAGTGCTGAAGGCCGAATTATGAAAATAATCAATGCGCTAATAAAGCCTTTCACGTTTCCGTTTGAAGGACTTATTGATGACGCAGTTAAACCATTCAAAGCTATCTTCACTGGTGGCGAAGATGGTGTAAGTCTATTAACAAAAATTATTAATAAAATTAAAGCTCCATTCCAGTTAGTGATGAAAGGTATTGATGCGGCACTAGAACCAATTAAAGCTGCATTTGGTATTTTTAAAGAAGGTAGTAAATTTATGTCAGCTCTTGGTTCTATTGGTAGAATCATGGGTAGATTGTTCTTCCCAATCACTTTGATAATGACAGCCTACGATACTATCAAAGGTATGCTTGATGGATTTTCGGAGGATGGTGTACTCGGTGGTTTAGCTGGAGCAATCAAAGGATTGCTAAATTCAATTATTGGTATGCCATTAGACTTACTTAAAAGCGCAGTATCGTGGTTATTAGGAAAGTTTGGTTTTAGCGAAGCAGAGAAAGCACTAGATAGTTTTAGCTTCTCGGATATTATTACAAAAATGATTAACGGACTTGTCAATGGTATCATTGAAGGCATAGCAACAGTTGTGGAGAATTTGCCACTTGTACCAGACGCAGTTGGTGACAAAATTAGAACATTTAAGATTGGTCAATCGGATGCAGCTGATTCCACCGGTGATTCGCCTGCGGCAATG